CTTCGGGTTTCTTTATCACTTATCTGTGATATTTCTGTTTGTCGGTTTGTCTCTCTTCCAAGAATACAAAATAGGTATGCAAGGTGTTCTGCTTTCTCACCAATAACACTTTGTATTACACCCCTATCGGCCGTGGTTTGGTGATGATAAAAAGCGGTGCAATATATCGAGTGAAACAATCCTGCATCTTGAACATGTTGTGGAGCACCCATTTCCTCTAATATATTTGACACACCGATAAGATGGTCAAGCAAAGTTCCACCACTATGTTCAGTGTTTTCTGTTCCAAGTTTCTTGAGAAAATCAATCTTTGTAGAAGTCAAGTCGCTCAATGTTTGCCCCCTCAATGTATGTCTTAAACACAATGACACTTCTCAACTCATAACATTGACGAGACACTGGCATCGCTTGGTGTGGTGTTTTTGCGTCGAATACAATCAGTCTATTTCCAACGTATGGAACCAGCTCACCACCAACGACTGTTCCCCCACCCCAATCCTTTTCCCAATCCAGACGGGGATAGTATATCATGGTAAAGTCACCATCATCTGTGTGTTCATGTGGCTCAATACCATGAGTATGTGCGTTTAGATATATGCGTTTAAATCTTTCAATGGTGTAAGTATTTTTAAAATCATATTTATAAAAGATAGTTTGCCACAACTGCACTATCCAATCGAAACCATTCTCTATGGCTTCTTCTTCTGATTCGCCGCAGAGCACATGCCAGTGTTTATTGATCTCTCCCTTTTTAGAGTTGTAATCATATTTCCAGTATACCTCTTTCATTTCTAGAAAAATTAATTCTGCAATGTGATCCTCTAAAACATCGTCATGTATATCTAATCTACTATTCATATCAAATCTTCCAATCATCACCAAATTCTGTGTTATCAAACACTGGCTCTGCAAACGACTCTTGATTAGAGTCTGCAAGTCCTTCTTGTTCCGCACCCTCTACATCATACAACCTCATCTTAGCTCTGTCAACACCAATAACAAATCTTTTATTGGTGGTCGGGTCATTGTATCTGTTCTTGAGTTGTTTGACCGCAATCTGATTTAGTTCGTCAAGTTCTTCATTACTAATGAGCGCAAACATGAGGTCAGCTGTAGCTGGCAAACCAAAACTTTCTGAAGTGTCTTCCAACCCAATATCACTATTGGAGAACCCACTCCTTGTCGTTTGTGTAGCCGACATAATCGGGACGTTTGTCTCAACTGCCAATCCCCTAAGTTCTTCAGCAATCGCCTTGATGTACATATACGAGTTAACATTTCCATTCGCCTTAAATCTAGATGAAGCACAAATATTCAGATAATCCACAAAGATGATATCTGGTTTGAATGACTTCTTAATCGCAAGTTCCTTTATCAATCCTCTAAAATGATTACTGTGTGCGGATGCAGTGGGGTATTCTTTGATGACGAGTTGACCATTTGTCTTCTTTGCGATAGACGCAATCTTGTCATCAAACATTTGCTTAGGCAACTCATGTAAATCATCTATAGAGATATTCATGAGGTTTGCATCAATTCTCTCTGCAATGCGTTCCTCAGCCATCTCCAGAGTGATATATAGGACGTTTCTACCTTGGTTTAGACAGTTTGATGCAACATGACACATGAACAACGATTTACCGACACCAGTGCCCGCAAGAACGATGTTTAGTGTTTTCTGTGGTAGTCCGCCCTTAGTGATGCGATTGAAGAACTCTAAGTCAAATGGTATCTTCTCCTCTACCTTATGGTAGAATTCATACCGGGCATCAGTATCGTGTAGATAATCATGACCAACACGGTTATCAAAACCAACAGCAAGGGCGTCTGTAAGAATTGTAGGTAAAGCATCGACGCCTCGTTTTTTATCCTTTCCATCAATGATAGCAATTCCGTCCACAATCGCATTGTATACCGCCTTATCTTTACAAAAATCTTCTGTAGTCTCCACTAACCAATCAAAAATCACATCATCGTCTTTTTGAAGTTCCTTAACTACAGATAAAACACGTTTATAGTCATCTTCGTTTAAGTCTTTACGACTGTCTAGTTCAACCTCTAGAGCATTCTGGTTTGGTAGGTCACTATACTTATCTACAAATTTCTGTATCTCTTCAAAGACAGTTCTCTCTGTCCTGTCAGAGAAATAGTCACCCTTGATGAAGGGCAGGACTTTTCTTGTATATTGCTCATTATGTATCAGGTTGGCTAGAATAGTCTTTTCAATTGTCTGCATTCACATCCTCTTCTTGGTTCTCGATAATATCAACCAATATATCACCAATGAGCTCAAAAAACTCTTCATTGAACTCTTCTTTTGGAACATTATAATTATCAACTATATCATACTCAAAACGAAATGACAAGGTCCCATCTGCATTTTCTTTCTCTGGAACACTTACCACCCCATATTTGTATACGACACCGTGATACTTTCCGCCATCAGTTATACACACTGACGCAAAATCATCATTCTCTCTTGCAACAAAAGTATACTTTCCTTCCATTCTATCATACTCCAAAAGGCACTCTAGCACAAATAATCGTCTTGACAGGTGCGCCATCAAACTGTGACGATGCAAATTCTTTTAACTTATCTAAATTTTTATATACATGAGCATAACAAATTTCTTGCGTTTCAAACTGTAGTGGTTTGCCATTATTATGTGTAATTTCAAGTGCGTCTGTATCGGCACCAAAAGCAACCATCATTATAATAATAATTTGCCACATGTTATTTCTCCTCAGATTAGAGTTACGGACGAAGCCCCCGAGCTCTGGCTTCTGACTCTAGTTTTTGTTTTGAGTTGTCCTGATCTGGCAAAACGTAATGCAAATAACTCTGTAAAAGATATTTTGGTTTCTTCACAGGTTTTCTGCCACAATGCACCCAAGGATACATTGGTGGAAATACTATTGCTCGACCACCCACGCACTTCACTAACGTGGACGAGGTTCTGCCCTCAACAAACTCTGTTTCACCAGCATCATTATCATCAAGATAAATGAAGAATGCCAGAAACCTCAAACAAGTTTCTCCTGTGGTAACGTCCACATGCCAAGGGAACTCATCAATATCATTAGGTGAGTATTTCTTTAGTTTGATACCCTCAAGGGTATATTCTTTTGGGAATAGTTTTTTGTGTTGGTCAGGCCAAGGTAAGTCATTTTTATACTTTTCAATAATCTGAGTGAACGAATCCAGACATACTGGTATTTCATCTCTCCAATACTCTGGATTTTCTAAAAGCAGCGTGTCTGAAAACTTTCTGTAATCATTCCAGACAGTCTTATTATCTGACGCTTCAAACTTATCAATCAGTTTTTGACAAAATTCTTGACTAAGAACATTCTCATAAACTCGTATCATACTATCCATAACAAAATCAAATTTACTATTCTGCGGCAACCCTCTTCTTTATTTTTATGTAGGACTCATCCGCATTGTCACCCCAAGGAGCATTTGATATGTATTCAAAATAATAATTAGCGTCACTTTCCTCTAGAGCAGTCAACTTGTCATTGATCTCTTGTTTTGTGCATATCTTTCTTTGTGGATTTTCCCACAATCGACTCCAGTTCGGCTCCATCTTCTTTTCCTTTTTTCAGTTCATTGAGTTTCTTTTCAAGTTTATTTATTTTTATCTCTTTTGCGACAGAATCAACACCACCCACAACTCCACTGATAATAGTCATGGCCATGCAACCATTAAGAACGAGAATTGATGTACATATCAAGCTCACTTTGAGAAATGCTGACACTCTCAACGAGTTTTTTGTAATTTTTGAGATGTTCATTTGCTATTGCTTCCTTTGATTGACCCGTGTATGCTACAGCATAGTGGTTTTCAATCATCCATTCATTTAACGTAGATTCTCTATCGTTCTTACCGTCAAATATTTTAAATTTACCTAGTATCCTTCCAAACTTCCCCGTCCTGTCTTTTTCAGTGATTAGAAATTGTGTTGAGCCAGGTGGTAACCATGTCTCTACCATCTTCTTCGCTTCAAGACCAAATATCTTCTCTACCTTATCCCTTGTCCGACTCTCTGGCGTGTCTATACCATACAGACGAATACGCTCTTTATGCATCCAGACACCAAAACCTAAATCAATATCAACGTCCACTGTGTCACCGTCAATCACTCTTAAAATTTTACATTTATATTCATACATGATCACACTCCAAACGACGCACCGCACCCACAACTAGACGTTTGCATTGGGTTTACTATTTTTAGATAACTACCACCCAACTCGTTCACATAATCTATCTGTGACCCTATGATAAACATTTCAGCCATGGGATCAATAATCAAAACATCCTCTATGGGGTCAGACCACTTGACATGATCAATACCATCGTCAGTCGATAATCCCCATATGTATTCAAATCCAGCACAACCACCAGACTTGACTCCAAGTGTAACGTGACCCCCGTTAGAAACGGAGGCCATATAATCCTTCGCTGATTGTGTTATCGTCACCATACGTTTATTTATGATTCGGGCGGAAAGTAGTTTTCACCGAAGGGCGGTGACTGCCATAAATTTTTAGGACAGGGATCACTAAACTTTCTTTGTTCCTCTAACATGAAAAACATATCCATGAATTGAGAGAAAATTTCTGCGGGCATCCTGTCATCAGTTCGTGGAATACACGCAGCACTTGCCACATCGTTTTGAGACTCAACAGGCGTCTTCTGTGCCACACATTGTTCCATACTTGGTAATTTTACCTCATATGTCGCACCAGACACCATTGTGATAATCATCAACGCTTTAAGCATTCTTCAATGCCTCCTCATAGATTGCCGTTTTCACCTTAATAACATCCTCTAGGCGACTTAACCTATTACGGACACACTTAGGAACACCACCCCTAAATTTATCTGTTAGGGCATCAAACTCACTCGTAAGACTTTTGAGTTTACGCAAGTTTAACTTTTCTTTGCGCTCTCTGTCCCTATCGGGATTGTTTGTTGTCATACACCCGCTCCTTCCAATTCCTCAATCCTTTTTTCTAACACAGCGATAGCTGTATACAGATTACCTGTGTCTTGTGGTTTCAACCTTGACTTCAAGACTTCAACCTCTGACTTCAGCACTTGCTTGGTCAGTATCGCAACCGAATCAGTGTTAACTTGCATCCTCTAATAACTCCTCATCTCTTGTTTCTAAAATCACAAACTCACCGAAATACTTGTCAAAGGTTCTGACAAGGTTGGTGTAGTCACCATCCATCATCAAGTTAAGGATAGCCTCATCAGAAACATAACCCATATCCTTGGCAAACCGTTTTGCATAGGCCATCAAGGCAAATGCATTACCGTCTGGGCCATCCAGATTAATTACAGGTTTACGTTCTGTTTTGCGGCGTATCATACTTCACTCCATCCAGTCATTTCACACTTGTACTTCTTACCACTCGACAACAACACCATGTCACCGACACTTGTACTCCGGCACGACGTGCCGTCAAACATCTTGGTAATACCTTCATTAGTCCACCAAGCATCAGTGATGCTGTTAGTCTTCATGAAAGCAGTTTCCAACTTCTTCATGTCAGTGTCAGCTTTCTCAACGTCAACCAATGCAACCGTAGTGGGCCGACCACCTTCACCGACATGAATGACAGCAGCAGTCTCACACAACAAAGTTTTCATCAGAGCTTCTTTTTTACTAGGTTTCATAATAAACCTTTTCAGTGTAGTAACCAATCGGAGACAACTTACCAACGGCAGCGTTTATCTCATCCTTCATGATTGTGATGACATCACCACTCTCACATTCAACCATCACTTCGTCATTGGCACGAACACCAATAACCTCACCAAAAAACAGAGGAATCATCGCACCATAATTACCGATAATTTTTGTACCAACTTCAACCATGTCAACCTCTGTATTTCTCATCATATCTAAAGCTACCATATGTGGCAGGCATTGTCAAGCGGAAAAATGACCCCCTAGAGATAAAGGGGGCCAGTCCAATTGATGGCATATCCACCGTCGAGGATGTTACCACGTGCGGCGTTCCGAGCGGGAGCATTCCAACCAGCCGCCATCAAAATGTCACCTTTCTTGAACTTCTTGTCGTTGTCAACACCAACGACAAACGCCTTGACACCACCACCCCGCTCTACA